CTCTTTGTACTTCTCTTCCACAGCTTCTGGTGATAAGTACTCTTTGTACTTCTCTTCCACAGCTTCTGGTGATAAGTATCCGCTAAATTCCCTTCTTACCGTTTCTCTTTCCTGTTCCAGCCGATCTTTCACAGCCTCCTCGAACTGTTCTCGCGTTTCAATAGCTTCAAAATCACTCATTTTTTGTTCTCCTTTCCCCGCTTAACCCGGTGGTTTTGGTATTTTTGTATATTAAAAAAGTGCTGTTTCCAGCGTCTTTTTAATATCTTGCTATCTGTTTTTTTCGTTCCTTTGTTTCTGTGCATTTCCAGTATGCAAGGATCACACTGTCAAGCAGCGCGATTTCAACCCCTTCTTTTAATGATCTGTATCCGAATCCTCCGTTTGATCCTATCGCCCTTTTTTCGCTGTTGCTTACAGACTGTGTTAACGATGCTTGGTTAGAATGACAGATATTTCCTTTAAACAGTCCTTGTTCAAAAGTCGCGTTTGCTCCTATAATTTCTTTTACAGTTGGCAGGGTTGGTGCTTTCATTTTTGCATCTTTCATGTCTTTTTCGAGTATATGCTGCCCGTTCGCTCCGTCTACAACTACCGTTTTGGGTTTCATTTCCGCAATGTATGATAGTATCCAGTCGTTCCCTTCGCGGATTGTTCTGCAGTCGAGTGCCTCAACGAAAATTTTTCCTTCATTCGTTTTTGATGCTACCGACATCGCAACATGCTGTCCGTCATGTCCATATTTAACCCCAACAAAAAGTTCTCCTTTTAATTTTGGTTTTGATGCGATCGCCAGTGATTCCCACTCTGTTTTACTAATCGCCGATTTTTGATTATATTTTAACCACAGTCCCAGTCTTTGGATGTTAAAATCTATATCATCCGTTGTAATTTCTGCCCGGATCTTCCTTTCTGTCAGTATTGTTCCTAACGACGGGTTTGTTTCGTACCACGCCTCAACATCGTTCGCGGGTGTCAAGTTTTCAACCGACCATTCCGCCCATCCGGAATCGAATCCACGACCGGCAAGTACTGTCTCCCTATATTTTGTAAAAACTGTTCCGGCCGATACCGCCGTTGGCGGCGTTCCAAGCATGATTGTTTGCGGGTTCTCGCTGTCTGATACGATATATTTCAAAGACGTCTCCTGTGCTTCCGTGTATTCTTGTGCCTCATCTATAATTAACACGTCGTATCCTTCGCCGAGTCCGCCCGATGATGTTCTTGTGCGGAATTCTACTACACCCCCGTCGCTTGTGTATAAGTGTTCTTTTCCAAACGCCTTAAATGATGATGATATCTTGATTCCTGCTTTTTCGCACATTCGATCCAGCCGCTCCCACACTGCGTGTGATGTTGTTGCTCTGTGTGCCGTGTATAGAATTCTTTCGCCGTTTTTCAGTCCCCATAGGCAGCGCGCCAACACATTTTCCGACTTTCCGTTTCGTCTCGGCACTGAATAGCCATATTTCTGATGCATCCATAAACCATCATCGTTTACGGCCATAATGTCGCATTGTAGCAACTGTTGCCATTCAAGCAGCTCGTTCCCCGTCTTCGCGTACAGTTCCGCAGCTTCTTGTCCTCGTGTTTTTGAGTAAGGAATCGTTACGGATTGAGTAGGCGTCTGACGTCCCAGTCTCGTTTCCGTCATAACTTTCCTCCTGTCTTTTAACTATATCTTTCATGGGCAATATCACCCCATTGCCTGAAGGGATATTTTTTAAATTGCATTAAAAAACGCGCTTTTCGCGCGCTTAAATAAATGGAGTTATTTCTTTTATGTCTTTCAAAAATTCTTTCGCTTTCTCTATCAAGGAGTTGTTGCACACATACGCAATCCCTTCCGGTGTGATCTCTGCCGTTTTTAAATCATAAATCAATTCTTTGCCCCACACTTTTTCTGTTTCGCATGTTATATATCTGTCTTCAATTAAATTTCTCATGATATAATCCCAGTATTTCCGGTTGATCTGCAGTAGTTGATTGTCGTGAGTAATCATGTTTGGATTTACATCTTCTCCCGATTTCAATTTTACATACAAGTACGATAGTATCTTGTATACAATTACAAAATAATCGTCTTTTGCCATTTCGCCTCACCCTTCGATCTCTTCTATCATTTTTTCAAACATTTCTTTTTCATTCATTTCTTCCATGTAGAACAGCTTTCCATCCTCAAACATGTTTTTTTCCACTTCTGTTTTTGAGAATGCGTGTTCTAATACGATCGCGTTTGCCCAACTCAGCCCCGATACAATAAAAAACTCGTCCTCTCTTACAGCAAAGCACTTTTTCCCTCGCACTTCTGTTTCTTTCTTGTATCTTCTTTCAAATTCTTTTTCTAACGCCTTGCATCTTTCGTCAATCTTCTTTTTCTTTTCCGTTGATATCATATCTTTTCACACCTCCTTCTCCTGTAGAAATTTTATAGTATTCACCTCCGTGATGACTTCTTTCTCCTGGGTGATACATTAATAATCCATCTCCCCCGAAGTTTACCCTGTATCCTCCGCCCTCTTCAAATGGAATATCTCTGTAATTTTTCCCTTTTAAAGGTTTTATCTCATATCCCGATTCTTTCAGTGCGTAGTATAAACCTCTCGGTGTATACGCGCTTAACATTTTGGGGTGTCCTGATATTCTTGAAGCAAGATCGAGTCCGTTTTCCTCTTTGATCCTTTTTTCTTTTTCCTTTGGCGTTTCTTTTATCTTATCACTTTTTTGCTTGTTAGACCACTCTTTCGTATTCTCTATTCTTCTGTTTACATCTTTCTTGTCTGTCGTTTTCTTTGTGTGTACATTTGTTACTTTTCCGTCTCCAGCGTCATACTCTACGGTACACCTACAATGCTTGTGCCGCCTGAACACATCGTTTCCGGTGTCCGATACAGCTTCGTAATCATATACCCCTGTAAGCCTGTTGCACCATTCGCAGCATTTTCCTGTTGATGTTCTTCTGATTTTCGGTCTTAACCCTGCTTTTAAGTGAAAATCTGCATTTTCTTTTACCGCTGCATCTATTACAGATTGCGTAAAGTTTACGACCGCTTCTCCTAGTATGTACGCGACATCCTCGTATTTTCCTCCTGATACGATGTTAATAATTCCTCGAACCCTATCTTCGTTCATTTCCGGTTTTATGGCTTTGATTCCGATTCCTGCTTTTTCGTTTAATATCTTTTGAACTTCTACTGCTGCCTCTGCTGTAATATCATAATTATGTTCCAGTCGTTCCCTTATTACCCTGTCAGCGATATTGTAATACATTTTGCCATCCGGTAATATTTCTTTTGATAAATTGCTTTGAAACGCATCCGCTAGTAGTTCCCCTGTTTCGATCGCAAAATCATTTGCATCTTTATATGTCGCTGTTTTTTTCTTAACCTTTTCTCGAAACGCTTTGATCGTCTCGCTTTTTTTTAATTTCTTTTCAAAATCTTTTTTTATTTTTTCCAGTAATTCCGGTGCGATATCTTTCATTTATCCCCTCTTATATCCCCGTGAAATCTTTCATTTTATCTTGTGTAATATATCCCGGGATTGCCTGATTGATTTTTATAGCTCCGTCTCCATAACTACTCAATGCGGCCGCGTCCGGTTCAAAGACCGGCTCCCATTTTGGTTTTGTTAAATAAAACTGCCTCCGCTCGTACGGGTAGTTATCCCTCAAGCACGCCGCGATGTATCCCGCGTTTAAAAAACCTGTGCCAAACGTCCTCTGCGCTTTTCTTGCGATTAGTCTAAGATTTTCGTGACTTGCCTTGATTGCTTCCGCACTGCTTGGATTGTCTGTTACAAACCCTAGATCGTCCAGCGTTAGACCTGTCTCTCCGGCAAATAATCCGGCAAACATTTTTAGCTGATCGTTGTGAGGTGACATGCTTTGCTGCGCAAATTGCCCTAGCTGCGGTTTGTCGCCGCCCTCGCCTTTCGTAAATTCCAACAAGCTCGACATTGTAGCCTTCCATTTGTTAATCGGTTCTAGATCAGGGTCAGTTCCAACTACATATTTTTGCGGAAACGAGTAAAACTCTGCCGCAATTTCTGATCGTTTTACCGTCCTCATTGCACTGTTGACAATATCCATGCACGCTCGACTGATCCTGCTATGACCAAACGGTCTTACCGCATCCGGCCGGAATACGATCGGGACAAGAAGCGGGTGTGGTACGTTGTTTTTAATTCTCTCCGGCGTCTCGTCTCCTTTTCTGTATATCCATGTGTCGCCTTTTGTAAAATATGCTTCTGTTTTCGGGTTTTTGTTTTTATCTCGTTCGAGTACGGCGTAACCTTCCACCAACAGACCTGTGCTATCGTCTATGATCCCCGTTGCATTCGCGCCGTCTATTACTTGCAATTTCGGAAATCCTGTTTTGTCTACTGATATATAAACAAAACAGCATGAAGAAATAAGCGCTGACAGTACGGCGCTGTCAAAAAATGTATCTGGGTTGTTCATCAAAAAAATTTCTCCGATGTCAAAATTATCATTTGTGAATTCTCTGAATACAATCCTGTCTGCAAGGTTATCCACTGCTTTCCCGCACCATCCGAGAACCGACTGTACGTTTCTCAATTCTGGCGGTGTCGATATCTGAAAATCCTTCACCCTGTTCTTCATTTCATAGTATTTGTAACGCATTTTCACTCGTTCGCTCTTTATCTGTAAACGTCTTCGTAAATAATTTACCCCTCTGTAATCTGCCATATTAGCTTCCTTTCTTTTAGCGTGTGTTTTTTTTCACAGTGACGGCGTGAAGTACATCCATGCCCGTGTATAGGGGTGGTATGCCCCCTTATTTCCTATTTACTGCGTCTTATATTTTTCCAATCAAACGTGTGCGGCAACACTCTGTTGCTTATAACTTCATCCTTTTCTTTGTCTCTCCGCTTTATCAACTTGTCACTCTTCTGCCTGTTGCACGTCCAGTGTGCAAGCTGAAGATTGTTTATATCTGATGGATGTCCCCCTTTTGCTATCGGGATAATATGATCTATGCACGGCGACAACGGATGCGGATATTTTAATCCGAAGTCAACCGGTTTCCCGCATATCCCGCATACCGTCTGTGTTGCATATATTTTCTTCTTATTCCGTTCAAACGCTCCTCGGTGTGATCCATCTCGATCCGGTCTGTATACCATGCCTTCATCCTTTTTCTTTATATACAAAAAAGCAGCCGACTTTCGCCTGCTGCCCTTTGTATTTCTCTGTTTACTTTTCTTCGATTCTTTTATTTGTTTCCGCTGTTCTTTATTTCTCCAGCTCTTCTGCTAACTCTCGGAATACTTCCGATAATTCTTTGCACTCTTCTTTGGTTAAATCATGCCCGAAACAATAGTCACAGCATTCCATCAGTGTAATGTTTTCTTCGTTCCATTCCAGCGAAAATACTCTGTCTTTTTCCCCTAGTTGTTTTAAAAGTTGCTCATGCTTTTTAACTACCTCTTTATCTTTGTATTGATCGTAATTGCAAAACATGTCATCACTCTCTTTCAAAATAGTTTTCAAAAAAAGGACGCCCTTTCGGATGTCCTTGCGCGTGGTTATGAGAGGATTATTTCCCTCTTTGTCTTTTAATTCAGTTTATACTATATCACATTTTCGAGTCTCACGGAGTCTCATTTTATAAAATTTCTATAAAATTTCAAAGTTTTCCAGTGCACTATCATATATTCTGTATAGTTTCGCCTTACTTACTCCCATTTTTCGTTGTATCGCTTTATTGTTTTCTCTAAGTAAATAGTATCTTGTAAGTGCTTCTTTTTCTTGTTCATCATTCATTTTGTTTATTGCTTTTCTGATGCGTTCGTACCGGATCACGCTTTCAACCCATTCTTTTTCTAACTCCTCCATGAGGCTTTCGATCTTTGCCGTGTAATCTGATAGATCCTTTTGACTGCTGCCCCGTGGCATCCCATCGCCTTGCAACGCCGGAAACATCGTGTCGAGTCTTAGTTGTTGTATCTGATCTTTTATTAGAGCTTCTCCATTCTTTGAATTTATGTATCCCTCTAGGTATTCTTTTTTCTGTTCGATTTCTTCCCATTTCTGCATTATTATTGCCTCTCGTTCTCTTCCAGTATTCTAGTACGGTTTCTTTTCTCAACTGCTACCCCTGCGCTCGGATCAACGCGGCGGCGCTTGGTTTGTTTGTGTTGCTCAATGTATCAGCTCCTACTCTACTTTCATAAATCTGCTCATAATGTGTTCCTTTTTATGACAACTCTTTCTTAAATCGTCTGTACGGTTCTGGAAGCGGTTGCCAAGCGATCACATCCGGATTTTTCCATTCTGGATAGTTATCTAACATCCACCCTTCTTCTTTTTCGTAAAGTGCAAATTCAAAAGCGTTATCAAATAATATGTTATCTGCTGGTTTTCCGCTTACTTGTACCAACACTATTTCTTCACAATCTTCCGGCAATCTCTCTTCTACCGGAATCCAACCATCATTGCTAGGGACATTTGTGTCCTTACCGACATTAACAACTATCTTAGACTCTCCGCAAAATTCAAAGCAATTATTAAGCCAATCAATAACATAGTCTAAATAATACGAGCTATACCCCACTGTGTAATGATCTTCACCCACTTTTTTGTACTTGATCCCATAATATGGTTTCCCGTCAGTCTTACGCGATATTATTTCCGCGCTTGTTACTTTTTCTTTTTCATTCATGTGTGAACGAATGATATCTTTTACCCTACTCGCCCGCACATACCCATCCACCTCCATATTACCTATATAAATAGGCGCATCTTCTTGAAATGTCGCTTCTTCAATCTCTTCCAGAATCTTCTCTAGTACGTTCATGTTCTCAACTCCATTCTTGACCTTGTATTTCAAACTTCTTTCCGCATTTTTGACATTCTAATATTTCATAATCCCAATCTGACGGGTGTCCACATAAATCACAGAATTCTGAATAATCATATTCATTTTCTTCTTCGCAATACGGACATTCAAATACAACAGAGGTAGGAATACACCTAACTACAACTTCTACATCTTCCATCACTCCACCTTCAACAGTTCAAAGTATTCTTCAAAATGCTTTTTGGTTATTTCCAGCCACGAACCATAATCTACAGCATCAATATGAACATGGTCTTGACCGCCAATCATCATGTGACCGCTTTCATCTAATTCATAAGCTTTTCCTTCGTCGATTACAATCGAACTATTTTCGATTAGAAATCCATCTTCGTCGTATCTATCTACGCAAAAAGACTTCTTGCATTTATATTTCATTGCTCCACCTCCAACAAACTATTTCTTAAATTCACATGCTAAAATCTCGAATTCCACATCGTCATGCAACTTTCCATCCAGTAGTTTTGCAACCTGTCTATGATAAGCACACTCTCTACCGCCATGCTTTTTAATAAAATTTCTATATCCTTTAACTGCTGGGTTCTCGACAAATGCACTCCATGATACTCTATTCATGCCGTGTTTTTCAAATAAATCACAAATCACTTTATAAACATCTCTTGCGAACTCTATATGATTTCCAAAACTTATAATTCCGAAGTTATCTGCACTCATTGTTATCCAACTTATACGATAAGATATGTACCCAATCACATTTCCATTGTTATCAACTGATGCGAAATGATGAGCGTCATAATTATTGTCAGGAATTGTTGGTAGTTCGCTCCCTGTCCATCCGCTATAGAACATATATTTAAGGTCGTACCATGTCCTCAAAAAAAGTTTTTCTAATTCCTCTTTGTATAATTGCGCTGGTTTTAGCATCACTTCACCTCCAATCAAAATGAATATGCTACCCAAAAATATTGCGTACTTCCTTCAATCGGATAGTAATATATTCCATCTCCGGAATCTTCCCCGCGCATCCATTGGTCACAATATTCTCCATCTGTTTGTTCTTCTCCGTTTGGTTCTTGAGATACCCCAAAACCGTCTATCCAAAAATCCTCAAAACCATTTTCATTAGCAAACTCTTCCAATTCTTCATAAAGTTTATCTATTTCTTTTTTTAGCTCCTTATATC